CGCATCATCCAACGCACGAACCAGTTTGGCTCCTTGCCTTTGTTAGGGCGATAAATAATGCCTGTCAGTCCGGGTCGGTTGCCGAACAGATAACACTGCCACTCTGATTTCTCAGGCGTCAGCGTGAATGTGTATTCCTGTGGCTTGTAAACCCATTTATCTGGGTCTGTTGGGTGGTCATGAAGTGGCATTTTCAAACTCCTAACATTTCAATTGGAAACAATTTGTCATCTTTTAGCCAATAAGAAACTCGACCCTCTGTTCTGATCTCTGCTTCTTTAAATAGCGTTCTGTTGTCAATCCAGCCAACAATCGTCACGGCATCATCCTCGATGTAAGTTTGAACATACAAGTCGCATGGATGATGTTTGTGATACTCGGTCACCAGAATGTGAGCATTCTTATGGCGGGTAGCTTTCACATCAATTGTCTTGCCGTTCCAAATTAAATCAACTGGGTTTTTCCTTTCATTCAATGAAGTGTCAACCATTACGTTGAAATATTTGGCCACGGCAAACTCGCCACGAAATCCATCAATGTCCATGTCATATGGGTTTTGCTTACTCACCTGACGGTCATGGTTGAATTGCATGGCATTTTTGCGTCTTGCTGTTCCAAACAAATCGCAGAACAATAGCTCATGACGGTTCAGTTGGATTCTCATCTTTCTTCTTTCTTGTCTTGATCGCCGGCAGCCCCGCAGCAGGTTCTGGATTTTTATCCAATGCCCTGATCAACGCTTCTGCAAACTCAACAGACATGTTGGCAACATCATCTGGCTTTTCGTATCCACGATTGATGAATGCGTTCATGGCAAACATGGATCCCAGCAGCCTGACGTTCTCTTCATCATTCATCAGTGAGCCTCTTTTTGAAGTTGTTTCAAACGACTGTCAGCATGGCGAAATGATTTTCTGAATGCGTAGACGGCCTTCTCTTCTTCCATGCCAGCTTCAACAGCCAGTGTTGCAAGAACTGTAGACACGCCAGTGAGAATGTCACGTACATCAGTTGCTTCGTAATTTCTCAAGGACGCCAGAACGTTCATAGCAATTTCTTTTATTGGGTCTTTATCCATGTTTAATTTCCAATTCAGCAATACGTTCAGATAAAACAACGCCTAGATCTTTGCCTTTGACAGCAATCATCTGAGCCTCTTCGCAGTCATAAATGACCTTGGCAGCATCTTTTAATGCCTTGTTGTAGCCCGTGGTGAATACATCGTTGCCATCCACCAACATGCCAATAGCATCCCGAATCAAAACAGAAGCCTTGCGCTGCTTGGCAAACTCTTTAAGTTTGTCGTGGTGTTCCTGCGGCAGGTACACCGAGTATGGGATTAGTTTTCTTGTTTCCATTCTTGGTAGTCTCTGTGAATTTTGTCTAAACGTATCTGTGCTTCTCGGTTTGTCTTCAACTCAGATCTGGATTGAATGTGCAACGTTGCCCTTACCCATTCAACAGCTTGATCAGCTTCTTCGTCAAAGATTTCTTCCTTTACATACAGATACTTCCAGAAGTCTGGATCCCTGCTTAGCATTCCAGCAATTCGGATAGCCTTGTCGCCGGAAAACTCTTCAGCTTTGTTCATGGGTTCTTCGTTGCCATCTACCCTGACAAGCACACACTGATAACGAGAGCCAACAAAGTCACGCATCAAGTCTTCAGGTATGCCGTCTGGGTGGACAGACAGAGCCAGCACGTAGCCGGTTCTGTCTTGTTTCAGAGCAACTTTGACAGCTTCAAAGTTAAGCGTCTTCATATCAATATGGCACGTCTTCGTCAGCTGCTTTTTCGTATGGCTGGGAAGCAGTCAATGCTGTATACGGCTTACCAGTTTTAGAAGTATTGTTCCAAGCAGCGATAGAGATCTTGACTAGATTTCCCTTGGACCGATCCATTTGATCAACCAAAAATGTTTTATCTAAAAACAGATCGCCTCTCAAGTCTGGATGAGCAGGTGACTTCTTTACGTTTTGAAATAACGCACCAGCGTTTGGTTTTTGTTCGTATGCCATGATTTAGCCTTTCGCAAATTTGTTTTTGGTTTCGGTGAACTTGCCCATCATTTCCTTGAAGAAAGCTGGATCAATTTCTTTTACTCGGTCAAAGATGACTTTGTTCTTCTTGAAGATCTTCATAACGTCTGCGTCGTCATGGCAATACTCCAAGAGCATGTGAGCTGCGTCTTTGACGATGTTGAGCCATTCCTCTTGTGAGCATGAATCCTCGGACTGCACAGTAATCTGGAACTCGCCAGATTGGCCTTGCATCTTGGCTGGAACCTTCTCAGCTCGCTTGGGTTCAGGCTTGGGTTCGTCAACGGGTTTAGAAGAATCCACGGCATCATGCTCAACAATCTCCAGCGCAGCCACCCAAAGATAGCGGCGGATGTAGGTTTGCACAGCGCCAAGGTTTTGCACAGGATGGCAGCCCTTGAGGTTGGCTTCAGACATGGGAGACGTGAAGAACAGGACTTCATCAGGCTTCTCGTTGTTGACGATGGCCATCTGAGCCTTGTCAGAGCCGTAGGTCACCATGGCGGTCAGGCCATGCTTGTCCATCAGGTTCAAAGCTGGGATTACAAAGTCTGCAAGTTCAAAGTACTTGTAGCCAGCAAACTTGTTCTCGCCAGTTTTTCTAATTTCCAAACTATGGAACTCAGCTCTTACCTTGTTGAGTTTTAGATAGACATTCATACTTTGCGTCCGGGTCGTGCTTTAGGTGTGCCGTCTTTTTTGTAGCCGTAAGGTGCGTTAACCTTGGCAGCAGGCTTGGCAGCGGGTTTTTCGTTAAGAGCTTTTTCAAGTTCTTTTACTTTGTTTTCCAGATTAATCACGTAGTTTTCACTGGCTTTCTCAACCAAATGATCTTGTGTTGCAAGTTCTTCTACGCTTTCTGTAATTTGTTCAAGAACGTCTTCGGTTGATGTACGCAGCAGTTCGTGAAAAAGTGCGGCTTGTGCAGGTGTCAATTGGATAGTAATCATGGTTACTCCTGTGGGTTTTGTTCAAGATATTGTTGATACTGATTGCACCATTTACTGACGGAGCAGTAGCTGGCGCAGCGGGTACGTTCGCCTTTGCGTTCCACGATCAGATACTTGTCTTTCGGCTTCTCCTCTTGGAGTTGCTTCATGGCAAGCTCAGCCTCGTGCAACGTTGGCATAACGTATTTGGCACGGATATTCCCTTCCTTCATCACAGCCCAAACGGCGGGTTTTTCCCACATCTCTTCGGGTGTGCAGTCAGGCAGGTCGCCTTCCGTTTCCATTGCAAACTCACATGCCGAGTGAGCTGCAATACGTGCGGTGATGAAGGCTTCTCGTTCCTCCATCGTCCACAGCGTTATGGGAAGCTCCTTGATAGGGGCTTCTGGGTAACCAACCTTGGTGTTGACTTCACGGGCTTTCCAATCCCGCAAGATGGCCACGATGCCAAGGTCAGTTACTGTTTTACGTGCAGCATGTTCAACCAGCCAAGCGTAGATGTTGAGTTGGTATTCCCATTCAATCTTCTCGTTCATCACCGCCCAGACGCTGGTGGTTTTGTAGTCCCGAATTGAGACGCCGCCGTCGTGAGTGATTTGCAGGTCGATTGCACCTGAGATGCGCCAGCCATCCAGCTCGGCATGGATACGCTGCTCGATGATGTGGTTGTCATCTTTGCCGTGTTCCAAGACGCTATGAATGGCAGAGCCAAAGATTGACCACACCATGTCAGAGACATCCTGCTCGATCTCTTCGTCATGCTTCTTGGTCAAGGCCACAATCTTGGGGCTGTTGATGAGCTGCGTGACAGACAGATGAGCCTTGCCTTTGCTGTAAGTAGGGCGTTTGAGCACGTTGACAAACGTGTCAGGAATGTTGAAGTTGTTAGTCAGCTTCATTTGCCATCCCCTTGATCGTAGACGCCATGCAGGACTTGAGGTCCATGTCGTTTAGGTTCAGCACGAGTTTCTCCTATGATTAAAACAATCAAAACAATGACTGCTAAGCAACATAGGACGCACCGGTCTAAGTCTTTGATGTCCTGAATTTCTTTGGGCTTCAGCAGCAAAGCCTTCTGAAGTTTGAGCATGTCCGGATCGTCAATCGGCATCCTGATACCATTCTCACGGTAACGGGAACCGATCTTGATACCGGTCTTCGTTGTATAAGGTGTTGTCATATGTTCTCCTAGCAGACGGATCAAGTGTGTCCGCAAAGAGATTATATGTCAATAGGTCGTACTCATGTCAAATCATCTACTATGAACACAATCATTTTTCCATGGCCACCTAAAGAACTATCACCAAATAGTTCATTACATTGGACTAAGAAGGCTAAATATAAGAAGATGTACCGTGAAGCGTGTTGGGTTTTGACGCTGGAATCTCAAGTAAAAATAAATGCGTCCGGGAAAATCCCTATTACTGTTACGTTCTATCCGCCTGACAAACGCCACCGTGATGCAGACAACATGGTTGCAAGCATCAAAGCGGGTTTGGATGGGTTAGCTGACGGCCTGAAGGTGAACGATAGACTTTTCATGCCCACGTTCGTCTTCACCGATGAGGTCAAAGGAATGGTCAAAGTCCAGATAGACGTCTGAATTGCATCGTCTTCTGAGCAATCTCTTCCTTCTTGTTCTTGTAGAAGTCAATCCGCTGGCGTTTCTCTTCAGCCGACAACTTGGCATTGTCCTCTGTTATGCGGATCTGCTGGTTGAGCTGCACCAAGGCCGATCCAGCTGAGCCCGTAAACCCGTTGGCTTGGATAAGACCCTTGTTGACTTCAAACCACTGCTTGGCTTCCTCATGTTGGCCATGCTGGTGCAGGTTCTTGAATGTGTCCATAGCCTGATCAGAACGGGTTTTGAGATCATAGAACAGATCTTCAGCACCACGAGGAATATCTGGCGCAATGAATGAGCCGTACAGGGGGTTGCTGCGTTCTTCTGGGGTTGGTCTGTTGCTTGCAATCAGGTTTGATCCCCACATGGCCACAGACGCCACAGTGCCTGCCAGACTACGCATCACATGGTCAGCTTGGATAGGGCTGAGAATTCGTGATCGTGTGCCTTCCACAATGTTGCCGTTTGCGTCTTCCTTGCCCGTGAATGGGATCTGAGTGGCTTCGCTAACCCATTTGCCCAGTTCAGACGTAGCAGCTGAGTACTGTTTGAACGCAGCCAGGTTTTTCATGCTGTCAGGCACAACCTTGCCGCCAGTGTAGAAATCATGGTTCAAGACGATTTCTGTGAGAGGCTTGGCCGCAGTTGGAATAGGACCAGATCCAATTGGACCAGCCAACGCATCTATCGCACCAACTTTGAGGGCTGTACGCAAACGGGTGTTGTCAATCGCATCCTTCGTTCCTTCTTTGGTGATCTTGTTGTAGAGCATCTCAGGAATGGACTTGAAGAAGTAGCTGGCCGAGGTGTGCATTGGGATCAACAACGCATGGTCAACACCAATGGTCTGCATGAGTGAACGGGGAATGTAGAAGTTCCGCATCCGAGTTTGGTCGTCCAACTTCTTGTATTCGTCGTCGTCACCCACGGCCATGGCATACAGCAAGCAAGCGCTAGTCAGTAAGCCAGCTGCAACGGTCAAACGAGCAATTGCCTTTTGACGGTCAATCCCTTTGAGGTTACCGCTGATGCTGCTCATCTTGGCACCAGAAACAGCCTCCAAGCCAGCTGCCACAGGTTCAGCCAGAGCTTGAGCCAAGACATCAATCTGCTGGGCGTAAGCGTTCATAAACGCAATGGTGCGGTTCAGCATCTGGGCAAATGTTCCAGCGCCACGCTTGTCAAAGTCGATGATGTTGGTAGCCGCAAGGATGGCTTTGCGTTGATCTCCACCCACGGGAAAGCCGCCGGTTTCTTTCATCACACGCACATACACGGCACGACGTTGAGCAAAGTCTGACGCATCTGCAATCTGATCCAGAATGCTTGTCACACGGTCAAAGGAAGACTTGTTAATCAAGCCAATTTCTTGACGGTACTGATGTTCTGCGGTTCTGGCGCTAGAGTGGTAACCACCGATACCGTGAGATTTGAGAATATCCACCACTGGATCTTTTTGAGTCAAACCTTTGGCAAACGATGCAAACACGCCGCCGTACAAAGAAAGCGGGTTTTTGACGCCGCTGACCAGCGCAGCCGTTGGAGCATCCATGAACAACTGTTTGATCTGGAACACGCCAGAGAACGTGATCGAACGACGCAGACCATTGGACACGGCAGACATGATTCTGTTCATTGGAATCTGAACATCCTCAATACCAATGACAGATTGAGCAATCAAAGAATCAGCAATCTGGATATTGATCTTTCTGCCGTTGACCAAAATCTTCACAATCCCACGTGAGAAATCTTCAGTTGGGAATACCTTGAGTTTGCCTTTATCGTTGCGAGTGCCGTACTCTTGAGCAATACGGTTGGCTGCAAAGTTCTTGATCGAGTTACGGGTATACATCATCACGTTGTGGAGCATGTTGTCCACGATGTCATCGATGTCTCTTAATGTTTTACCCTCTTTAAGAATGCTTTCTCTATTAACATTCCTGACGCCTTTAGAGGTGTACATTGGAATATGAGGATCAGAATTTTCGTCCATGATGCGTTGCCATGGCACGTAGTCTTTGATGTTACGCAAGTTGTCAGCACGTTGCTTGCTGAGAATCTTGGCCTTCTCCATCATGTCGATCATGTTGCGGTTGACGTGATTCCAGTTGGTCATCATCTCCCGCAGCTCTGGATACTTTTTCTCCAAAGCACCGAAATCATCAATTGCCTCATCGCTCATGTTCACCTTTTGCAAGGCAATACCAATTACTTTGAGGTTTTCACGAGCTTCCTCAATTTCCTGCAATAAAGCCAGCTGGCGGTCTGCAGACAATGATGGATCAGCTTGTTGAGTCAACAGATCTTCTAAATTACCTTCGCTTTTCAGGTAGTCGTTAACGATTGAACGAGAACGCTTGGCTTCAAAATAAGCCTGAATCACGTTAGCTGCACGTTGAACACCAATCTGTTTTTCCAGCTGGTGCTTCAAACCCATGATGTTGGCCATGGAGTACTTGTCAGCAGCTGCATGGAACATCTGAGTTGTGTTGTCAAACACTAAACGACCCAACATGATCACCTGAGTACCAATACGAGTCGCTTTCAAAGCCTGATTCATGGCAACAGAAGCCACCGCACGGCCTTGGCTGTCTTCTAACATACGGCCATACTTTGCCGCATCCGCAGCTGTCAAACCAGCAGTGAAGTCAGTATTTTTGACACGGGTGTAAAGCAGCATACGATCCACGTTACCGACCATGTTATTTACGGCTATACGAGGGTTGTCCACTAACTTGGCGCTAATGTCTTTGGCATCTTTGATGCCGCCCAGCAACTTATCCATCACCGTGTTGGATGTGTGGATAGGAGCATCACCACGGCCATGTTTGGCCAGCAGATCGTCTATGTCCTTGACGTTATTCAAGAACGAGATCTTTGCCCCGCTTGCATGAATAAATTCAGTCAAGGATTGTTTGTGGAAACGTGCTGTCTCGCCCTTGATCAAATCATTGAAGGCTTTATAGACGGCATGGTTGTTGTCAAATCCAAGGACATGCTTGAGTGCTTCAAACAGTTGTTTTGCGAACTGAACAAACCGGTGCCATGGCGTTCCCATCTTGGCAGCCATCAGCTTTTCGGCATTGACAGCCCAGTACTCTGAAGGATTCAAGTATTGGTAGAACTCATACCCGGGCATCTTGTCTGTGGCTGCGTTGAATGTTTCTTCATTGGGTTTTTCAATGAAATCCAACACGGCTTTGAAATACGCTTGAGACTTCTCGTCTGTGTATTTCTTCATGGCCGCTTGCAGAGCTTTAGACCATGTTTCAACAAGAGCTTGGCGTGTTTGGTTAGACATCATCTGCTCAAGACTGTGCATCAGCTCGTGACGAATTGTCACTGCGCTTTCAGCGCCAGATTCCTTGAACAAAGTCACAAGGCGTTC